AGAGATACATACCGTTATTGATGCCTATCACCGAGAAAATGACATAGGATCAAGAGGAAACGTACAGTGAAAACAGAAACCATAAAAAAGGAGAAAGAAATGAGAACTGAACACGTAAAATGCAATAATGGATTCGGAGTTGATATAGTTCAACCCATTCCATACGTGGCACAACAATATAATAATCGAGCTCTAACTCAAGAGACTTTTATTCCACGTGTCTTTAGGGACAAGAATAAAAGTTTCTGGTTAAACAAATTATTACACATTATTTCAAAAGGAAGTGATGATATAAACACAAAAAGAAAAGTAACATTTAAAATGGGTCCAACTACTTACAAGTTGGTTAATAGAAAAGAGCTCATGATTAAATTTTATAAAAGATTATCATCAAAAAGAAATATTGTATTTCCGGAAGCTCTAAATAGGGAGCCTGTAACAAGATCCGCACCTCTTCGCAAAACGAAGAAAAGCAAAACTTGTTATGTCTGTAGAAAACTAAAACCTAATCGTATGTTCTATCAAAGAAAAGACGGCACATACTTTTCGGGTTGTATACCATGTCAAAAAACAATCAGAGCTAAATCTAAAGAAAAAGGAGGTAAATAATGAAAAGAATTAGTCTTGGACATATAGCTATTGATAGTGGTCAGTTAATGATAACTGATCCTTGTCGAATTGATGAATATTGGAAGAAAGAAGACTATGATGATAAATCAAAACCAACAGCTTTCTCTTACAACGATGTTTGTCATAAAACTTTAGAAGGAACTTCATCTAGCAATTTTCCTAACTCTAAATCCCAAGGACTTGCCATTCATGTATCAAGTGGACACGGAGATGGCTTGTATCAAGTATGGGGATACGTACATGAAGGTAAAATTGTTAAAATAGATATTGATATGTGGAGTATAGACACCCGAACCAAAAAGACATAAACTTTTATGGTGAAGGAAATTTGTGCAACATTATTAACACTATGCAGTTCGTTCTTAAGTGGTTTCGATTTTACGTATACCGATAACAAACAAGAACTATTTGTAAGAGGGATTGCCGAGTGCACTATTAGTGTGAATCAAGAAATTCCACCACATACCAGAGTGCCTGTTCTTATTAGTATAGCGCAGGCTATTCTGGAATCCGATTGGGGAAAAAGTCGTTTTGCTAAAGAAGCCAATAATTTTTATGGAATGATAGAAACCGATGAAACAGAACCTCATCTAAAAGCTTTAAATTCCAACGTCTTAATAAAAAGTTATGGAAGAAAATGTGAATCAGTTTCAGACTATATACATCTTTTAAATTCTGCCAGTCATTTTAAAGATTTTAGGGACGAAAGAGTTAAACAATCAATGATTACAAGAGAAGTAGATTATGATAAATTAATTGAAACTTTAAGACCATATGCTGTAGATCCATTTTATGTAGAAAAATTAAAAGAAATTATAAATCTTTTACAAGAAGAATATTTTAGGGGGTAGAAATGATTACAAATGTTTTATTAGGATTAATTTTATTAGTGTTATGTGTGATTCTATGGGTTGCAATCGCATACGGGCATAACCTTTTTGGAAAGGATAAAAAATGATGTATTGGCTAATGAGTAAACTAGCTAAACTTATAGAAAAAATTACTTCTTAAGTGGCTTATTTGACTTAACATCCTCAATAGTGATGTGATCTATTAAAGGGGAGTGAAACTCAACTATTTCTTTGAGTCGCTCCTCTACTTCTTTTCTACTCATACTATCAATCGTTCCATGTAATACGGTGGAAACCTTTTCATGTAGCCCTGCAGCTTGCCCTCGGATTTTTTCGGCATTTACAGCTGCCGACCAATGTCCACTATCTTTTGCTCCCTCCCTTAATTCCTTAAGATCTCGCATGTGAACAGACAAGTTAGTTTCATTTTTCTTTTGTTGGTCTTCTCTGAGCTCTTTAATATAAGAAACTACTTTTGGATATAAACTTGGATTTTGAAGCTGATAGGAAACTTGACGTGCTACTTTCTCAGAATATCCTGCCTGACGAGCTGCCTCAGCTCCAGTAACCTTACCTTCCCCAAAAACCAAATTATGAGAATAACGAAGTTGCATCGGGGTAAGCTTTTCAGTTTTTTTATATTTTGGCATGATGTTCAAAATGTCTTTCCAACGAAGATTTTTTATCTTCAGCCTGGGAGATTAGATCCAGTAATTTATCAATCTCTTCCAGGTGTTGAGGATGCTCTCCAATACCAACAGGATGTTCAAAATAAATTCTAATACGCGCCTTAGCATCAGCGATGCTTGCCTGATACTTCAGTAATAATGCACTATACAGTTCTTGAGGTATTGTTTTCAATGAAATCTCTTATATAGTTATGTCAAAGTAATTTAATATATTTTTTCAAGCTTTTCAATGAAAAGTGTAATGTGATGTTGAATATGTTGAATGGTTAAAATACTCATTCAACACATTATTTGTGTTAATTAATGACAGAATATATATATTTTTTAATGATGTTGACTATGTTGAATGATTTTTAAAAAATTTTAAAAAAAAAAATTTAAAATATATCTGACATACCTATATAGAAGATTTTTTTTCTGAGGAAGAGGTGTGCGAAAACTCCTCTTTGTTAGCTCTGCTAAGACCTTAATGCTGTCTTCCATATATTGACAGTATTTACAGCTTAACAAAAAAGCAAGAAAAAATAAGGTATGCCTCATAAAGCGTGTTACGTTTTGTAGGGAGAAGGTGTAAATTTGTAAAGTATGATAACAGTTTGGTTTTTATTAGCATTAATAGCGTTCCCTGGGAGTCCTGCAATTACGTATAAAGGATATTACGCCTATCACACGGAAAAAGAGTGTGAATTACAACGCCCTCATTTAGAAAATTTTTTAGTTGATTTAGAAATAAAAAAAGGGAGAGGTACTTTATATGTGGAAACATATTGTCTGGAAATGCAGGCTTTTTCAGATCAACTAGAGCAATATAGGAAAGAAAAGGATATAAGATTAGATGGAGAAAAATTAATAGATCTATAGTGTCTTTAGAAATTATACCAATCACCATCCGGGCTGCCAATGAATTTGTAGAAATGTATCATAGGCACAATAAGAAGGTCCAAGGGGCGCGGTTCGCGGTGGGTTGTCTCAGTAATCCCGTAAATACTTTTCGGGATACTCATAATCCCGTAAATACTTTTCGGGATACTCATAATCCCGTAAATACTTTTCGGGATACTTTGGTGGCAGTTGCCATCGTTGGTCGTCCGGTGGCACGCAAGCTGGATAACGGCCTGACGGCCGAAATCACGAGGCTTTGCGCCAAGCCCGAGGCACCAAAGAACGCCTGCAGCTTCCTCTATGGGCGGTGTTGGCGAATATGGCAACAAATGGGCGGCACGCGCATGATTACCTACACCTTTAGGAAGGAAGCAGGAGGATCTATTCGCGCCACCGGGTGGCGCATGATTGGGGCTACTAGGGGCTTTGGAGATCATCTCAAGGGCTGGCAGACCAGGGCAAACAGGGAAAAACAGGAAAATGTCAAGGAACCAAAATTTAGATGGGAAATTGCAAAAAAATAGGATAAAAAGAAAGTCTAATCCGGTAGCAAGGGATTTGTTCACTCCCCGGTACAAGCCGCGGGTGGTGAAGAATAAAAAGAAATACAGGAGGGTTGATGTCAACAAAAGGGTTACACCAATTGAGGAAGAAGCCTGATGTATTTTCCTTAGATGCAAAATCTATTTTCATAACAGCTCCTTGCTTTGGGAACCTTGTTACAGTGGATTTTATGCAGTCCATGATTAACGTCCAATCGTGGGCTGCAAAAAAATATATTCCTATTCGTTTTTACTGGTTGGGTCGAAGCGCTATCATCACGGAGGCAAGAAATAGATGCGTAGCGGAATTCCTTAATGACAACGATCATTATTCTCATTTTCTCTTCGTCGACGCTGACGTTGCCTTTGGAGTAGAGACCCTCGAGAAGCTATTGGAAGCGGACAAGGATGTCGCTGTCGCGCCCTATCCAAACAAATCAATCGATTGGGCGTGGCAGGAATTTCGGACTACGAATGATCCCCATGCGGAATACGATAAAGCGGGACTCACCTTCAATGTGGTCTTTGAGAACCAGGACAACGGCAAGAGTACGATTCAACCCAACGAAGATGGTTTCTTAAAAGTAAGGCGAGCACCAACAGGAATGATGCTAATTAAAAGAGAAGTTTTTACACGCTTAATTGAAGCTCCCTATCCTTATCGGGTCCAGCCCTACAAAGATGTAGATAATACGAAAAATATGTACGGATTCTTTGATGTAATGACCTTGAAATCGGGGTATCGCTTGGGAGAGGATTTTGCTTTTTGCGAACGTGTTCAGGCCGCGAGCCGCGAGATTTGGGCCTTATGTACGGCAAACATGCGCCATGAAGGTGCGACGAAGTTCACAGGTAACTTCCAGGAGCAGATTAAAACAATTGCTTTACTGCGTAAAACAGATGATTTAAAGGACGGCATAAAAGAAATGGAAGAAAAAGGAATCCCGTGGACAGTCGGCAAGAAAAAATAAATCATTTTTATTTTGGGATTCAAGGATGGTTTAACTATGCCGATGTTTATGATATGGCTTTATCATGGTTTGGGGATGGGTCCCATTTTATAGAAATAGGAAGCTGGAAAGGAAGGAGCTCTTGTTATATGGCAACGAACATTCATAACTCAGGAAAGAAAATTAAATTCGATTGCATTGATACCTGGAAAGGATCATGGGAGCATAACTTAAGTGATGAGGAACTTAATAAGCATATTAAAACAGACTCGCAGCGATGGATCATGAAAAATTTGAAGAAAAAAAATTTATTTAAACAATTCACAAAAAATATAAGCCCGGTGAAACATATTATTAATCCTATAAAAATGGACAGTACACAAGCATCTCGACGCTATCGGGATAAGTCCTTGGACTTTATCATGATTGATGGGTCTCATGACGCGGAGAATGTTTATAAAGATCTTAAAGCGTGGACACCGAAATTAAAAGAAAACGGCGTCATAGCGGGCGATGATTTTCAAGAAGAATCGGTGCGCGAGGGAATTAGGGCGTACGCCAATGAAGAAGGGGATTTTAAATTAGCTTTCAGTTCTAATCTCTGCCCGGCTTGGATACGCGTCAATGCAGCAACAAAGAAACACTGGGGGACTCCTTTATTATGACCAAAGATCCAATTAATGTTCAAGCGAAGATAGAATACTTATTTCCTATTCCATCATGCAAAGTGGTACTGCCCGAAGATATAGTCGTTCAGTTGGAAATTTTAACAACGAAACTTTTACACGCCGAGGACAAAGAGGACCACTCGGATCAATTGGCTGGAAAAATTCATGAGGGGCAGCAAATAGCTATTCCTCGCGAAGGGTATATGAAAACTTTTATTGACACAGGAATACTCCAGGCATGTCGGGGCTATGTCAAAGCTGTAACAATGTTTGATGGAAGAGGAATTAAAATGTGGAATAGTTTTGATTTAATTTTCCAGAAGTCTTGGATCGTTTCTCAATACGCAGGGGACTATAATCCCGTGCATACGCATAGTGGAACATTATCGGGAATTATTTATCTTAAGGTCCCTGAACAGATTAATAAGGATTCAGAACCGGATGGCTGGCTTACTTTTCATAATAATAGGGAATATGATTCACTAACATTACGATTTGGCATGACGCATAACAAACTGCCGGTACGAGGAGACATGTATATTTTTCCTGCGTGGCTCGGTCACTCTGTGTCCCCTTTTCGAGGGGAAGGAGAACGCCGATCCATGTCCTTTAATGTTCAAGCGTTACCAACTGGGAAAAATAAATAATGCCCTGGAATCCGGAACATTACAATAGGAAGAAAAAATTATTTCCATTAAAAGATCACTATATTCCTGGTCTTACAGAAATGATGAAACCTATTGAAAAATATGGTGATTTTCGCGATGATATTGTCGAGGAGACAACTAAAATTTGTGATGGCTGCTTAAGAGAATACTCGAAGAAGCTCATGAAAAAAACAAGTAGCAAGCCCACTTGGCTCTGCCTCCAATGTATAAATAAAAAATGAACACGAGTAAAGAGCCTGTTGTTGTCGGTCAAATGATGTTTGCCACATTGGCTATGCAATTTAATCTAAAGGAGAAACATCCTGAGCTGCGGGAATCAATTTTAAAGGAAGTTAAAGCTTGGATTAAAAAAGATCCTGGTGTGGTTAAATCAAACATGGGTGGTTGGCATTCTAAAACAACTCACACAGGACCTTTGGGAAATTTAACTAAAACAATCGCTGATGAATATGCGCCTATTTATGGAAGAGCAATGGGATGGGAATTAAAAAATAGAAAGTTTTTTTCAGAAGGCGGGGCGTGGGCCAATATTAATCCGCCGGGAGGATCGAATAATACGCATGTGCATGGTAACTGTATTCTTTCTGCTGTTTATTACGTGCAAACGCACGGAGTAGCTCAAGGACCTATTATTTTTTGTGATCCTCGTCCAGGAGCTATTCAATATCATCCGTTGATTGGTGAACCTAATTATATTAATGCGCAAAACATTGAACGTATTCCCCAGGACCATGATTTATTATTATTTCCTTCGTGGCTTCCGCACCGAGTGTCATTAAATAAAAGTAAGAAGAGAAGAATATCAGTTGCCGTTAATTTTAATATTGGATTAGTGCGATGACTTTTCCTTTGGTAATGATTACCTGGTTGGATGCCACGGATATTGAAACAGGATGGCTTTCTTTACAGGAAATTAAAGAAAAGAAGCTGGCAAGCGTTGAAAGTGTAGGCTGGATTGTAGAGGAAAGCGAAGAAAAAATCACTTTGATTGGGTGCTGGGACGAGACGGATCAGAACGGGGGTCGAGGGGTGGTTATTCCTAAGCCCTGGATAGTCCAACGAAAAAGATTAGAAATGCGTCAAGATAATAATTAAAAAAGATTTCTTGATATATGCCGACGATGTGTTTAAATTAGTTCTCACCCAAAATTATAAATAAGGAGAATAGAATGGAAAAACAATGTAATTGTGGTGGGACAGGTGACTGTGTTTCACGCGAAGATTATAAAAAAGCGCTTCAAGCAACAGCGTATTTAGCAGAAAAAGTTAAGATTTTAGAAGAAAAATATAAATTAGCATTGTTTTCTCCCGAGGCTAGAAATGGAAATATTAGTGAGTCAGTAAACACTTCATTTAAGCCACCCACTCCTCCAGAAAAAACGCAAGATCTAAAAGGTAATGGATGGGGATCTAATGAGTGGAATCAAGATAATCAAGATAATCAAGTTAAGGTTACCATGGCTAATCCATTGCCCCCTGGATTATCCTCAGCAAAAGAAATAAAATTAGAAGATAAAGATACAGTATTAGATGAAGAATGTATGTCGTGTAGTGCTTAATCGTGTTCTAAAAGATTTTTATAATCTTCGGTTGCACATAGAAAAGTATAGGCTTCACGGCCTTTACTAATAACTTGTTCCCATTCTTTAGTATAAAATTTCATTGAAGTTCCATCTGTGTAAGTCACTAGAACTTCTTTTTTTCCTGGTATGTCAACTACGTGCGACACGATTTTATTTATGTCAGTCATTTCAGACCTCCTTAATTAATATCGTGCCACACTATAGCGGATATCTCATTAAAATACAAGATATCCTACACCTTCCAGCTTACAACCCCCTGTTTGATTTCACCATTATAGTGAAAGTATTTAGGAGGATAGGCGAAGATTGAAGCTAAACGGTGAATTGTTCCTCCCTTAGATAGAAAAATATCCTGTTTAGTATCGTATCCCGCCCCTTCTTCCATTGTTTTTATGGTTCTAAATTCAGAGTCATTAACTTCGTAAATTTCTCCTTCTACTTTTTGACCTGTCCCTTTAGGAACAGGGAAAACCATAGGAACAGGCCCCGTATCAAATAAAAAATAGTTAGGTTCCGTGTAATAGGTTCCAAGGAAGGTTGAATCTTTTAAAAGATGATGCAACCTTCCTCCTTCTTTTAATGTGCCGTACACAAATAAATTATGTTTATCGTGCATGAGCTCTCGAATCTGATGCAGCTATCATTATATCTACTATTGCATCATTTTTTATTAATGTGTCTTCTACTATTTTCGTAGCATCCGATACATCTGTAGCATTTTTTCCATGAGCTGCAGCGACTGTAACTTTTAAAGCTTTTAAAATTTTATCAGCTTTTTGGCTCATCTCCGCTGTTCTCTTTATTCTTTTAAATGAACTTTCTGTCATTTTTTTCTCTTCTTTCTTTTTTTAATTTCCTGAGCGACTAACCACTCAATGACTCCAGAAACCGATCTGAAGTCAGGACCACCTAGTTCTTTAAGCTGTGCGTGGGTTTCTTTTTTTACAGCTACTGACTTATATTTACTTATATCTGTCATTACTTTCTCCTTATATATGGGATTTTATAGGATATTTACAAGGAAAAATCAAGCATTTTCAGGATAATATTGTAAAATACAATAGATTTTGTCCTTTTTTTCAATAACATAGGGATATATTTTACGAGCGACACTATGGGCTTGTCTATATTTAACGGCCCAACGCCATGTTTGTTTATGGTGCTCCTGTCGTTTTTTACAGCGATGAATAGCCCCTAGGTTAAAGATGTCACGGAGACGAATAATAACCTCGTGAGAGCTCATTTCTACCACAATAAGAGGGGTTCCTGTACGTCTATCAGGACGATTAGAAACTCCAACGTGTCCTTCTCCGTCTATGAGGCCGGCGGCGTAAGCGTAATTTTCGTTAGATGCCCCCATGAATCTCCTGTTTTTGGTTCTACTTTAGACGGAACACTTAATTCTATGCATGTTTCCATCAGCATTTTAACTTTTTTAATAAATTCTTCCTTATTTTCCAAAGGAATAGAAAGGTTTAATTCATCATGTACTTGAATTTGAGGGGTAATACCCATTTGACCTAGAGCTATCATGGCTTTTTTAGTTTGATCGGCCGCGCTTCCTTGTATCAATCTATTTAAAGCTTTATATGTAAAAGCTCTTCTTAATCCTTTACGTTGATTTAAGACATATTCCTGGTGGGCCTCTTTATAAGGTAAAGGTTTTTGCAGTTCAAATGTAGCAGGTTGCCATAATTCAAAACGACATCTCCGTCCTTCCAACGTTCTTAAATATCCACTACTATTTGCCCAATGCATTGCTTCTTCGGTTAAACGTTTAAGGAAAGGGACCTCAGCATGATATTTTTTAAATAAAATATCTGTTTCTTCTTTATTTAATCCTAATTCATTTCCTAGTTTTCCTTTACCCATGCCATAGGAAAGTCCTAAATTAATAGTTTTTGCTGTTTTCCGATCAATGCCAGCCATATCAGCTACAGCTTGATGGAAATCTGGATCTTTCTCGTGATATAATTCCACTAATTCTTTTGTTCCTTTCAAACCTTTTCCATTATTAATGCCTGCAGCAAAATGTAAAAGGATGCGGGGTTCTTGTTGGGAATAATCAAAACTTCCCCAAGTACACTCATCATCTGGAACAAAAATACTTCTAATTAAAGGGCCTAATTCAGGATGCCTGGCGGGGATTTGTTGAAGATTAGGATGTTGCATGCTTAACCTTCCCGACACAGTTCCTCCTGTTTCAGTTTTTAATTGATTTATATCAGCATGAATTCTTCCATTATGTTCATGGCGTAAAATAGAATCAATAAAAGTTGTTCTGGCTTTATTAATTTCGCGTGCATCAACAATCATCTTAGGAAGATCATGAGGATGATTATTTAAAAATTGTTTATGAAAACATGGCTGATTATTTTTTTCCGTTCTATTGTAAGTCAAACCTACTGCGTCAAAAGCTTTAGCCACACTCGATGCCGCCCAAATTTCAACAGCCACTCCTGTCTCTTTGAGAATTTTATTAAGTATTACCTTCTCTTTTTTTGCTAAATTCTTTTTAATTTTTTCTGCATGTTCCAGATTAACATTAACTCCTTTCCATTTCATATCAATTAAGATAGGCAATAGGTCCGTTTCCAAATCAAAAATATTAATTAATTCTTGCTTGACAATTTCGTTCTTGAAGTGTTGCCATAATTTTAATGTTAACTCTGCGTCTTTTTCTGCATATGGACCTACTACCATGGCTGGTAATTTATGCATTTCCCCTTTTGGGTCCACACCATGTTCTAATCCTTTTGAATACAATTCATTTTCTAGTTTCTTTTCTCCGAGGTAGTCTTTAGATAAATCATTTAAACTGTAATGTTTTCCTCTAGATGTACGATTCTCATCAATAAGAGGGCCTGCAATCATTGTATCAATAATACGACCTTTAACTTCTAGCCCCCAACGCCGTAACCATCCCACATCATAGGAAGCATTATGAAAAACTTTAGAAGCACCATTTAATAAAATAGGTTTTAAACTTTGTTTTAAAAATTTTTCATCAAAGTTTCCCCCTCCTTCGTGAGCAACAGGAAAATATCCTTTCCAACCTTCAACTGCTAAGGCAACGCCAACAACTTTTCCTTCATTACGAGCCCATCCTGGTCCTTTATCTTTAAGTCCAGGATCATAAGTCTCTAAATCAATTGCTATTTCATCTGCACCAGTAAGATCAGGTAATCTTTCTGGCGGAAGCCACTCAGCGTTTTCCATATTTTTTCTCCAGTAAAAGTTCAGCGTAGTGAATTACTTTTTCAATATCTTTCCTACCTTCACCTTTTTTATTATGACGAGTGATGTATTTAACAATGTTGCCTTCACACCAATCTAACTTGTTGTCCATGATATAATCAATAGGTTGAATGGAACAATCTTTATAATGACTTCCCATTATTTGTTTATCTTTTGCGCTTTTGATGCTCATATCGTATTTCTCCAAATTCTACTTCTGTTTCTGGTGCAATAACATGGAGCTCTTGTTTTGCTCGTGTCATCCCTGTATAAAAAACTTTTCTCATTTCTTCCGCATCTTTATAATATGCATCCAATCCCTTTCTTGATATGTCCGTTAATAACATAACTTTATCAGCTTCGCCACCTTTAGCACCATGAATGGTAGAAGCTGTAATTCTTGGGGGTTTTCTTAAGTCTTCTTTCTTTTTTAATAAAGATTTAATTAATCGTTCTTCTCTTTCATTAATGCGATCCAGGCCCACGTGCCACGGTGTGTCTTTCTCTACCAGTAAACCGTACTGTCCTTTTAATTTATCAAAAGTGAAAGTTTCGCTTTCCGTAGCTCCTTCCATTTTCTTGGCTCCCCATTTTAGTCCTACTTTTGAACTAATATATTTATAAATTAATTTAACATCTTCGAGACTGATAGCATTTCCTTTTAATAAATTTTCCCATGTAAACATTGCATCAAGAATTGATTGCGAGACAGAGGCATATCCTTTTCTACTAAAAAAAATTCCCCGATGTTTCATATCAGAACAGATTTTATCTAATTGATATCCTGTAGATGCAAGGATCAACCAGTTTCCTTCCTGGAATAAAGAGAAATCTTTATAATTAGGAAAGGTAATTAATCCTTTTTCTTTTCGCGGATGCCATATTTTAGGCTCACGATTTTTATTACGATTAATAAGAGCTGTGGCATAAGGATGAATAGATAAAGGAATGCGATACGATTGATGTAAAACACGTTTAGTATTTCCTGGTTCATTTGCACGTTTTAATAACTCTGTAACATTAGCTCCCGTCCATCCAAAAATGGCTTGATCATCATCAGCTGCTACATAAACTCTAGTTGAACGAAGAATAAGCTTGTCTACCAATTCCCATTGTAGAGGGCTTAGATCTTGGGCTTCATCAATGATAAGGACTTTAAAAAAAGGAATTTTTTCTTCATCTAAAATTAAAGCTTTTAGCATGTCTGTAAAATCAAAAAGATGACGAGCTGTTTTGAAAGCTGTAAAGCCTCTATCCAATTTATCTAATTTTTTCCATCCACCCTCGAGATGCCCGTGGTGTTTAAACTCTTCATATAAGGAAGTTTTTTTAATCCTGTAACGATCAATGAGAGATAGATGATCATCATCATGTAGGGTTGCACCAAATTCTTCTAGCCTCGAGCTGGGGTTATGAATCTTAATTCCTATGATATTAGAAAAATCTTCATAGTCTTCATCTTGCATAATGGAAGTACGATCCAAATGTAAACAAAAACGAGCTAACGCATGTAAAGTTTTAAAGTAAGGAAATTCTTTATGCTTTCGATTAAAGTTTTTAACTGCTCTATTAATAGCTTCATCGGTTGCTTTACGGGTAAAAGAAAAATAACCAATTTCATTTGATTCTATCCCCTCTGACAGTGCTTCATCAACGATGTCTAGTAAGGTAGTTGTCTTACCTGTGCCAGGAGGACCAAAAATAAATTCACTCATTTTGAATTCTTATTTTCGCAAGGCTTGTGGTGTAAAATTAATTGACTTTCTATAAGTTTAACTTCTTCTAGAGTGCCTTCCCAATGTTGAATGGAGTAGCGATCAAAGGTTATTCTTTTTTGATGATTTTTTAAGCGCGTGACAAAATTATCGGTTTGTCCAATATAAACTATTTCATTTTCTCGAATTAAAAAATAAATATAAAAACGTTCTTTTAAAATTTCAACAGGTTCAGAGTTATTTAAAATTGTGTTTTTATCTTTCCACATAGAGAATTTTAAATGAGGATTATTTTTTTCCAATTCTTCCATTTCTTTTTTCTTTTTCCAGAAAGGAGTTGTTCTCATACGTTTGAAATCTGCATCAGATAAATGCCAGGATTCGCTCCACATAATGCAACGAGCACTGTACGCGTAATATTCATTTCGAGGTTTTTCATTATATATTTTCACTGCTTCTAAAATACTGGGTGCATCTATATCTGGATCATAATCACTTCTATACTCACCAGGAATCCAAGGATATTTTTGCCCATAAACTACATACTCACGCATGATAAGCCTCGAGTCTTTTTTTCCATTTCTCTGAGTACACAGGAAACATATCTGGTGTTAAATGAAATTGCTGAAAATATCCTTCACGGCTGCACATTAAAATATAGCCTTGGCTAATATTTGTTCCAAAGGTATAGTTATGAGCAAGGGCATACGCTGCAAGCTGAAGATAATAATCTTCAATCCATTCCTCACGTTTAGGTTTATTAGTTTGTTTAAAATCAATGATGGCTGGTTTACCCTCAAAGATTCCCACTACGTCTGTGGTTCCCGCATAATTTTCCCCCGCTAAATGAACTTCACATCCCCATACTTCCTCAAGGTTAAAGAAGGCTCTGCCTATAATAACATTAGCCATTTTTCGTGCACGTCGTCCAGTAGGAGTATCATCAAAATATTTCATATTACCTTTATCTAAAATATATTTCTCTAGACATTTATGAAGAGCTGTTCCTACAGCTGCGGCGTCATCTCTTATTTTTTCCGCTTGTTTTTTTCCTACGCGCTCTGCCCATTTTTTTAAAGACTCAGTTTTTTCTTCTGGTTGAGTCGCTTTAAGAATAGTGGTAACGGAAGGAACTTTATTTTTCCCCGTATGATACAGGCGTTTTTCGCCATCAATCCGGTTGAAAGTTTTATAAGTATATTTTTTAATTATTTTCATATCTCTTTGTCCAAATGGATTTTAAACGATCCCATTGTTTGCGTATTACAATTTCTTGATGTGTTCGAGGTTCGCGTAACGCTTTTTCACTCACTTCTAGTAAACTTTTAAGAATTCTTTCTTTTAGCGGTTTTTTCATTACATTTTTATCGAAGTTGTAGGACAATAATCTTTGTAAGCAGAACTAGTTTTACACTCCTTGCAAATTCTATTACCCGGTCCCCAGCTCTCAAACATCTTCCCACATGGAAGACATTTTCTGAGGGTTACATTTTCTTTATTTCGTGGCTTTGCATACCAACTATTTGGTTTTTCTTTTATTAAATGAGCCATGTTTTCATTCCTTCCCCTAAAACTTGTGTAGCTAAATTAATTTTGTTTCGTAAACTCTTAACAATTTTTTCATCAACTGTTTTTTGAGCAATTAAATCAATGTATGTAACTTTTTCAGTTTGACTAATTCTGTGGGCGCGGTCCTCGGATTGCATTCTAATTTCCAAGTCATAACTGTTGCTATAATAAATAACAGTATGACTTGCTGTTAAAGTTAGACCGTACCCTCCTGTTTGAGGATTAGCAACGAAAAATCGTAAAGGTGAACTTATATCTTGAAATTCATTAACAATTTCCTGTCTATTTTCTGCTTTAGTGTCTCCATAAAAAGTAGCAACACTTTTTACACCGTATTTTTTCTGTAGTTGTTTTTCAATTTCTTGAATATCGTAGCGATAAACAGCCCATATAATAATTTTTTTATCATTAGTTTCTTCCAGGAGAGACAGGAGCTCTTCAATTCGATTATTCTTAATTGATCTTGTTTGATGATCATCGGTCTTTACATGACCACATGTGATTTGATGAAGCCGTACTAATTGGGCGAGTGCATTAACCGCTGACATTGTTTGACCCTTATCCAATAAAGATACTCCATATTTTTTCATTTCCACATAAGCTTTCTGTTGTTCGGGGGTAAGCTGAACATGTCTCTTTAAATAAATTTTTTCAGGAAGATCTAAACAATCTGATTTTAGAACTCGTGTAGAAAACTTTGCAAGAGTAGCATTTAATTCATCTAACCTAATATATTTTAAAACTTGGTCAAAAGAATGGCGACCTGGTAAATGAACTTTCCGTGTAATAGTGTAACGGGCTTTAAAAGCGTAGTAAGAAGAAAAGTCCAAAAGATAAGGATCTAAAAAATAACATTGAGAATAAAGATCTAGAGGGGTTTTTGTAACAGGCATCCCTGTTAGAATACGTCTGTATTTAGCAAGATCTTTCATTTTAATAATATTTTTTGTTCTTATGGCTTTGGGATTTTTAATGGTAGTAGATTCATCAATAGCCATAAAGGTTGAGTGACTTAATAAAAATTTATAAGTAATATCTACTCCACGCGAAGTGCTTAACGCTTCTACATTAATAATAAAAATAATAAGTTTATCCAGGGGTTTAAATAAAGGTTCTAGAAGTTTTTGTTGTTTTTGCGTTGTATTAGACGACCAGAGAATTGTATGATATTCAACGTGTGCAGGCATGTGAATAGGTATTTCTCCTTTTTCCCAGTTTCCTGTAATACTTTTAGGAGCTATAATAAGAGCTGCATTAATTTTACCTCGATCATAAAGAAGAGCTATATTATCAATTATAATTTTAGACTTTCCTGTCCCCATATCCGCGAAAATAGCGTAATTTTCCTTATTCCAAGAATGGCTCAAAATATCTAACTGATGCCTAAAAGGCTTCATTTTAAACTTATATTTCATGTTTTCTTCCTTATTTCTAATTATCCCATATAAAAGATTGCAAAAAGAATTGCAATAGATTAATAGAGTTAAATCTATTAGAAAGAATAGAAATATGGCAGTATATGTAGTGCAAGAAGTTAAAGGAAGAAATATCCTAAGTGCTCAAGAATTTGGGGATTTAAAATTATTACTTTCTGAAGGTTCACAAGTTGTTTTAAGTGCAGCTCCAACTGTACGCAAGTTGAAAACTAAACTTAAAAATTTTTGTGATGAAGACTATTTGCTATTGATTGGAGATCCTGCTGCTATTGGCATTGCGTGTTCAATTGCATCTGATGTTAATCGAGGACGATATAAATGCTTAAAGTGGGATAGAATCGAGGCTACATATTATCCCATAGAAATTGATTTATATAATAAAGGAGAAATTTAGAATGGCTAAAAATTTACTACAAGAAATGGAACAACAAGCGGTTGACCATATAGGACAAGTCGGCGATGATGCTTTATCATCATTGGGTCAAAAATGTACCGAGCTAGTGGAAGTTAGAACAGAGCTTGCTGAATTGGACCAAAAGAAAAAAGAACTTTCTCAACGAGAATTTAAGTTAGAGAACGAAGAAATTCCAGCGGTGATGGAAGAAAACAATTTAACTTCTTTACGCTTAAAAGATGGTCAAAAAATAGACATAACGGAAAGTTATCACGCTACCATTACAGAAGCCAATAGAGATTTTTGTTTTAATTGGCTGAAAGAAAATGGTTTAGATGATATAATTAAAAATGAAGTTTCTGTAGGTTTTGGTCGAGGGGAAAATGAAGAAGCCTCCGATTTAAAATCTCAGCTCGAAGGACAAGGTTTGCCCGTGGAACACTCACAGAAGATCCATCCGCAAACTTTAAAGGCATTCGTTGGAGAACGTGTCCGTAGTGGAGATGGTGTACCCGATGAATTTGGCGTATTTATACGCAAAAAAGTGAAAATACGACAATAAGATAAATAGACAACCGTTAGGAGGTAATATGGTAGTCAAAAAACGAAAAGCCTCTAAGACTCCTGCGAAGAGAAATAATTCTCTTCCAGCGACTATTGGAGCAAACGATTTCGAGTCAGTAGCGAAAGCTGGACTTGAAAGTGTTTCACAAGAAGACCTGGCAACTCCACGTCTAAAGATTCTTCAAAAGATGAGTCCAGATTTAGACACAGTGGATGGAGCCAAAGCAGGAATGATTTTGGATACTGTCAACAGTAAAGTGTATGATGGCAGTAAAGGTATCCTTCTTCTTCCTGTTGCTTATCAACGTCAATATACAGAGTGGCAAGATAGAGGACAGGGGACTGGTGCTCCTGTTGCTGTGTATGATGCTAACAGCAACATACTAAGCAAAACTACTCGTGATGATCAGAAGAAAGACAGATTATCTAATGGTAATTATGTTGAAACTGCTGCTAATCATTTTGTCATTGTGGTTGATGATGAAAAAAATGGAATTGGTCAACCCGCCTTGATTACACTTAAATCTACTCAATTGAAAAAAAGTAGAAAATGGAATTCAATGATGTTGAATACCAAACTTCAAGGTGCGAATGGTCCTTTCACTCCACCAATGTATAGTCATCTTTATCGTTTAGTAACGACTGAAGAAGGTAACGACTTTGGTAAATGGTTTGGGGTAGAAATTGAAAAGGAAAAAATATTGGAAAATAGAAATCTTTTCAACATGGCTAAAGAATTCGCTGATAGTATTACTAAAGGTGAAAAAATAGCTGTCCCTGAAGAAGTTGAGGGAGGAGAAACCAACCGAGAAGCGGTAGGCTTTTAATCTTAGAAAGGGACGGCTTAAAAGCCGTCCCTTTAGATAAAAAATGTGGAAGAAATTTAAAAATATTTTTGAGGGACTTGATCGTGCCTACGGTCAGTATAAAAGTGGTGATTCTAAATCGAATGGAAAATTAGGAGGACAATCTTTTATTCGCAAGGACACATTACATGATAATCTATGGGTAAAACATTTAGAGGGAGAAGAACCTGCATTAGGTGTTATTCCTATTACTGATAATTCTACATGTCGTTGGGGATGTATAGATGTAGATTCCTATCCTTTAGATCATAAGGATATAATAAAAAATATAGAAAAATTACATTTGCCCTTAATCGTTTGCCGTTCTAAAAGTGGTGGTGCTCATTTATTTTTATTTACTACTGATTGGATTCCGGCATCCCTTATGCGTTCTACCCTTATGGAGTGGGCAGGAGAATTAGGTTATGCGGATTGTGAAGTTTTTCCTAAACAAGTGGAGATTAGAGCAGATCGTGGAGATACTGGGAATTTTCTTAATCTTCCTTATCATAGCGGTGCTAACACTAATCGTTATGCTTTTAACAGCGATGGCTCAGCTGCCACGTTGGATCAGTTCTTTTCTTTATATGAT